TTACTATAGTGTTGCCTCTTTTGTTATTAAAGATGTTCACTATAAAATTGTTGAAGCATAACGAAAGTGAGTGTTCATTTTGCTGGAGATTTATTATACGCCAACATCAGCAATAATTGCGGATGCATTGGCTAAAACATATGAAGTCGTTTCTTTAGAAACAGCTAGAAATATTGCCAAGAAATTTAAGGCTAGTTTAAAGCAGAAAACGGACCTTTATGTGATTGAGGGAATTTTGATTGATGCTGGTTATAAAAAAGAGCCAGTGAATTTGTGAGAAAGTAGAGGAGTTTTTGAACATGAGAAAAAATTACAGATTGATTTACAAACAGTGTTTCATGGGTGAAGAATTGCAGGACACAATTATGAAATACAACAAGACAATTGCTGAGATGGAGCAATCAGTAAATGACTTGTACAGCGATCCTCATGTGTTTGGTGTTCGCTATGAAGAGGTGCAAAATGATACCGAAGTTTAGAGCGTGGGATACCTACGAGAAAGAAATGCTAGAAAATGTTACACCTTTATTTGATGACTCGAATAGCATGATGGCCATAATTACGGATTTTCAGATTAAAGGCAGTCCTGGTACGTCTGAAATAGAGATAGGAAGTTATGATACAACTTTTAATTGGGATGAATTTCCTTATGTCATCATGCAATCAACAGGATTGAAAGACAAGAACGGCGTTGAAATTTTTGAGGGTGATATAGTTAAGGTCACGGTGAATAATTATGGAACTGGTGAACGATTTGAACAAATCGATAAAGTTGTTTATGAAGACTGCAGATTTTGTTTTAATGACGGCTTTTATTACTCAGAAACTATCAAATATTCTGGATATGAAAATAAAGAAGTCATCGGAAATGTCTACGAAAATCCAGAACTATTGGAGGGAGCAGAATGAGTGAATTAACCAAACTACAAAAAATCAGTGCTCTATCAAAGGACTTAATGAATAAGAAAATGAACGACACAGATCGATTTGTTCATTTAAGCCATATTCACGAATTGGCAGAGGATTTGCAGCCAGAACTCAACGAAAATCAGCAGACTGTGCTGGATTGGTTGAAAATAAATGTTGAACAAGATAACGCAAGTCCAATGTGCGCTGTCTTTCTCCTTGGAGAATGGCAGACAAGGATAGGCTCAAAAGAACTTAGGAGCGTAGATATATCATATTGTCGTTTGAATTCAAAGCAACAAGCTCAAGTATTACAAGTGTTTGGTGAATGGTCCTTGGAGGAGGAAAATAATGGTTAAATTATCTATGATGGGCTCATCGAAATACGAATTTGATGGTGATTTAGATTCTGATATTCAAAACAGAATTGAAAAAAACAAGGAAATACAGAAAGAATTTTATGTGGATGTTCTTAATATTTTCAAAAAATATGGACGAGAAAAGGCAGAAAAACTATTAACGGATTTTGTTGTCTCTTTAAAAAAAGGTGAACTAGAAATTATGAATGGTCAAGTTTCTAAAGTTGATAAGGGACAAATTATCTGGTAGCAAATAGGAGGAAGATTGATGTTCAAATGTGTGGCTGTAGTAAATGATTCGACAGGTGAATTTGCATATATACTAAGAGACTATACTTCGAGATTCCCATCAGAAGTTCCTGTATATGCCAAAAATATTGAACTTATGCAACGGTATGGAGAACTTTACAATAACGAGTTATATAAAGTGGAAACGTGCGATGGTTTTTATCATATCGTAAGCTCAGAAAAATATTCGTTTATTTTCGAGGAACGGGAGGAACAGCGATGAATAAACAAGAATTGATAGACATATTAGAGAAATTAGAATGTAGCACCGAAAGTTTAAGCTATGACAACGGTTATGAACAAGGCATTTATGATTCGTTGTCGCACGTGATACTACTAGACGAACCGAAAAAAGTCGTGATACCGCAGTTTGTAGCTGATTGGTTCGAAGATAATTTTGAAGAGTTAGATTGGGAACTTGGTGGTGTTTTAATAAATGCTTTTAATACAAATAGAAATGAGAGAAGTGATTTTCAAGATTGGCTTGTCGATACTACGAATTATCCAATTGAAACATTGATAAGAATGAAGTTGTTTGGCTACGAAGTCGAGAAAGAGCAGTTGTATAAAGTAGTTATTGACCATAAATATTTAGTGCAACTTTTTAGTGGTAGAACTGATGCTAGACTTGTTGAGTATGAAGAACTAACAAATTGGCACGATTCAGCATATAAACTTACTGAATCAGTAATCAAATCAATTGACGAGCGCTATTGGCCGTTTGCTGTGAAAGTTGATGGTGAATAGATGAAACGCAACTGGAAAAGAGTAATAAATAAAGTTAGTGGCATTGCAATAATGATTCTTGTAGCAAAAGCAACCGTGAGCCATTTCGTGTACGGCAATGACATAACAAGTATTGACCTCGTTTATTTCCTTTCATGCTCGTTTATTTTGGGATTAGGGCTATATTTAGGAGGTTCAAGTGTATGAGTTATCCAGAAGTTTATATCTTAGGAAGGCAAGTCGATGGCGTTTATGTTGAGTATTCAGAACCATATCTTTCAAAAAAAGAAGCTGAATTTGATAAGCATCACTATGAAATGGGCCAATCAATGTCACATGATGCTGGCACTTGGAAAATTTTAAAGTATGGCAGACCGATAACGGTCGAATTAAACAATAAAAAAGCCAGCCGACCACTGGCTGACTAAGAAGAATATTTTACCAGAAAAGTGGTAGCTTGTGATATGTGAGGTTACTTTGCCCCAAACATTGGTCACAATAAAAATATTTTATCATGAGTAAAGAAAGCTGCCAATAAAAAAAGCCGGATTCCTCCGGCTGTTGGTAATATTCTCGACACGAATATTATACCATAAACGGGGGAATCAAAGGATGGTACTTTTTGACGTAAAGAAATATGAAACACCAGATGCAAAGGACGTAGATATGGAACAAACAAAACATAATGTCAGTGTGTTCCTATCTGCCTATCTTGCTGCTAGATGTCGTGTTGGCCAGCCGAGGGAACCAAAAGTAACAGCTTCATTCTCTTTGGTTCCACCATCAACGGCCAATAACGTTTTCGAAGCCGAGCAAATGTTAATCCAGAAAGAAGAAGCCCAAGAAGAGTTTGATTACCTTCATAAGCTTTTTGTTAGAGGTTATTCTGCGATTCAGCATCCGCACAAGCCGGATGTGACCGAGCGAAGAAAAAGAATTTTCTATGATCGATACATCAACGGTAATCCAATCTATCTAGCAGCACAACGAAACTGTATCAGTGAAGAATCAGTGAAACAAGAATCTAATATGATTATTGTTCAATTTGCTTCAGCACTAGAACTGGTTGCTTTTAAGTAGCCATTTATTACACTTTTTATACCTCTTTTATACACTTTATCTACACTTCATATACCTTCTAAACGAGTTATTATGATAGTGTCAAAAAAATAAGAAATGCGACACACTTACACAAATACATTAACGGAACGATTGCCTACTTATTTTTTTGATTTGAGATTACAAGGAAGTAAAAAAATCTACTTTCTTCGTTTAGTCACTTGTGGTCTCATTTAGATTCTCTCGCAAACCGCAAATTAAAACTAAAGAAGTGAGGTGAATTTCCTCTCTCTTTTTTCTACAGGTTTGCGAGAGATACTATTATAAAAATTAAACCTTTGATATACTTAATAAAAAATTATCAGAGGTGTTTTAGATGGATTGGTGGAATCTTTGGGTTCCTTTTGTTGGAACTATATTGGGAATAATTGTAAATGTATGTATTAATAGAAGTCAAACGAAGAAAAATCATGAACTACAAAAAGAGATAACTCAAAAACAAATTGACGCTGATGTGATTTTAAAATCTAGAATGCATTGGATTGATAATACCAAGAATATAGCTTCAGAATTTTTGATTGATTCACTGAAATTAGTAACTTTAAACGCAAATCTTGTTGAACATTATTATAAGATAACTGCATTGAGAGAACTGCAGCATAATAACTCTTTGAAATTAAAAGAGAAAGACCTTGATACAGATGAAAAAGAAAAAGCTACTAAGATTAAGAAAACAGTAGAAAAGGAAATTCTTGCTTATAAGGAAATTGTTAGCCAAAGCAACATCCAAGTGAATGAATTAATATACCGTACTTCAAAAAACAATACATTACTTTTGTTGAATTTTAGTAATAATATTAAAAATAATGAAATTATTGATTTGGTTAAATTTATAAATAGTAATTTAAGAATAATAACTAATAAGACGAAAGAACTAGAAGTTTTAGTTGGAGATGAAAATGTAAATTGGAATATGAAAATTGAAGAATCAACAGCCAGAAAAAAAATTATAAATAAAAAAGTAGATGAATTGACCCTGAAGTTAAGAGATTATTATAAAAAAGAGTGGGAGAAAGTTAAGGAAGGAATGTAAGCAATAATTATAGATCACTCGCTGAGTGATCTTTTTTTATAAAAAATGAAAGGTGCTGATTAAATGAAATATTTGAAAGAATATAGTGTATTAATATTAGGGGGAATAGGAACAATTTTATTAGGGATAATCGGCAGGTTTATCCCCTACGGTAATGAGTCGTGGAATTTTCTATTTGAAAACTTAATCTGGTTCCCAATAGAACTAACTGTTACTCTCTTATTTGTTGAGCGAATTATCGATGAGAAAAATAAAAAAATTGAAAATACTAGAGAATTTAATCAGTATTATTCTATAGCTGAACCAGACTTAACTGAATTAATCTATGTTATGAAAGTACAAGTTATATCTATTTATACAGGTATTTTCGCTACAGATTTGGAACAAGTTAAAAAATATATGGAAGAGTTAGATGTAAATATAGATATGTATATTAATATTGAAAAGGTACGTGAAGGAAGAAAAATATATATAGTAAATCCTCAAGATTTGTTTAATCCAGAAGAAAGATATTTATCTTTTTATAATTCATTAGAACAATATTCGGGCAAAATCATTCCTTTAATTGAAAAGCATCTATCTTTGTATGTCAAACTAATTCCTGTAGATATATTTCAATTACTAACTAGACATACTCAGAGGTTAGAAGAAAATATTTTTAGCTCTTTAAATGACAACTCAGTACAAGCTAGAAACATTTTGTTGAATAGAGAAAGACAAGGGGAGGTAAGCTTAATAGAGTATCAAGAATTGGCTGAAGTTTTGAAAGCTTTTTACCAAGATACTATTAATGATATAAGCAAAGTTGAGAAGATTATAGAGGAAAGAAATAGATAACTGTTTATAAAGAATACTACTGTTTATACAGTAGTATTCTTTATTTTGTAGAAAGGAAAGATGTATATGCATAAAAATGAACAAATCAAAAACCAACAGTTGCAGTTACTAGAAATCATGAAGAAGGTTCGTGAAGAGAAAGA